AGCCCCAGGAGCTCACAGACGGCCTTGTTCGCGACGACGGTGTCCTCCTCGGGCGGCTGCTTGCCGTCCCCGGGCTTCTTGCCCTCGGCGGCTTCCTTGAGGGCCTTGTTCTCCTCGATGCAAGCGGAGAGCGCCTCGAGGATCTGCTCCTCGCCCGCGTCTTCGCCCAGGCCGAGCGCCGCCGCGAGCTTCTTGATGAGTTCGTTCATGTTGGTTTTGCCTCCTTCAAATGTGGATGAATTTACAATCGGGGTCATGCCCGCGATCGCTGGGGTGTTGGTGAGGGCGAGGGAGTGGAGGCCCGTCGCCTTGTTGTCCGTCTTGCGGACGGTGATGACCGGGGAGAGGTAGCGGTATTCCTTGTTCTCAAGGTACTGCTTCGCCGGGAGCGTCCACTCGACCCGGGCCTTGATGTGCCCGTCCTCGGCGAACAGCTCCTTGACCCATCCGGCGGCGGGGGCCCGGTCTCCTGTGAGGGTCTGGTGCTCGTAGTCGACGACAAGGTCGACGCCGCGCTCGGCGATCTGCGCCTTCATCGCGGCGAGGCTTTCCTCGTCGACGTCGAACTCTCCCTTCTGGCTCACGACATGGCCGAAGGGCAAAACGGAGATGACCTCCGGCGCTCCTCCGACATCCACTTCGCCCCCCTTTAGGGTGAGAAAATCGCTCATTTTCTGCCTGTCTCCTTTGCTTGGTGCTTGAAGCCCCCGGAAACGCCGTTATTCCGCGTTATAACGGGGTGAACCTGCCGCGCCCCGGGAATTACACTCCCCGGCCCCTCGGCCCTTCCTGGGGCCTCTGTGGGCCTTATTTGCCCGGGTTCTCTTTTTCCCGGTTTTGGTACGCCTTCACAAGCGGCGCGGGGTAGTCCTTGAGGTCGGGCTCGAAGCGTACCTTTGCCGGGTTGGTCGAGAAGTGCGGGTCGGGCATGAGGCCCTCCGGCGCTGTCTGCTCCACCTTGAGCCCCCGGGCCTCGACCTGCCTTTTTGAGAGCGTCTTGACCGTGCAGCGGCATCGGAACCCGTTCGGCGGGAACCATGTGTTCCATACCTCGCTGTCTGCCGGGAAGACCCGCCCGTCCATCGCGAGGTGACTCGGGCGGGTGTGGGCGTCGTTGACGGCGTCATACTGCCAGTAGGGGCGGAGCTTCATGACGCCCGGGTCTGTCATCTGCTCATAGTGGCCCACATTGTAGGCCGTTTGAATGTTGGTGCGGAAGATGAGGTCGGCTTGCAGCGGGTCGAGCCCCTCATAGCCCTCGGCCTCGAGGAACTCGTTCATATTGCGCCGGAACTCCGAGAGGGGGTTCCCCTGTTCCAGCGCCGCGAGGATCTCCTCATAGAACCGCTTGAGGATCTGCGCCTTCGTGTAGCCGCCCACCGTGAAGGCGAGCCCCCGGTACTTCTCCGCGATACTGTAGAAGACCGACGCCGTGACCGGGACGCGCTCCTTGAAATACTGGACGGCCTCCTCGAAGGTCATGTCCTTTCGGTTGAATACGGCCTCAATGTCGTCCATCTTCCGCCGCCCTCCCTTCGAGGTTGGCGTAGAGCATGACCTTTTGAAGCAGCTCCTCCACCTCCGAGACGTCCATCTCGCCGAACAGCTCGGCGACGGCCTTCTCGTCCTCCATCATGTCCCGGAGCTCCTCAAGGCTCTCCGCGTTCTCAATCTTTTTGAGAACCGGGCCGAACGCTTTCTTGAAGGCCCCGGCGCTTTTCCGGGTGGCCGCTGCCGCCAGACGGTCGACGCGCTCTTGCGTCCCGTGCCCCGCTCCGTCCCCGGCCTTGAGCGCGATCGGCTCGCCGGGCTGCGCCTTGAAGGAGAAGGGGCCGAACCCCGCCCCCTGCGCCGTCTGCCCGGGCGGGGTGGCGACTTCCTCGTCGCCCTCGGGCTTTGGGATGGAGAACTTCTTGTAGATGTAACTTGTCGGAACCTTGAGCCCCGCCTCCCGGATGAGCGTCCCGATGACGGTCGCCGTCTGCGTGAGATCCTCCGACTCCTCCGCGTCGAAGCGGAGGTACGGGATGCGCTTGTCCTCCCCGAAGTTGTAGAGCACCAGGGGGCGGATGAGGTCGCGCCGGAGGGTGGCCGCGATTGCCTTGCAGTCCGCGACGGTGAGGTCGTGGCGGACGTCGTTGTGCGTCTTGCTCTGCGCGTAGCTGCCGCCGCCCGAGTCCGAGGTCAAGGTCTGCCCGAGGATCGCCTTCGAGACCTGCTCGTCGCAATAGCGGGCCAGCCGTTCATAGAGGTCGGTCGAGCTGGTCTTCTCGGTGTTCACGAACTCGATCGCCGTGCCGTCCGGGAAGATGCCCGCCGCGTCCGCCCCGATTGCGACGAGGGCTTGCATGAGCGCCCGCTTGTCGTCCTCGCTTGCGCCCGGCTGATACTTGCCCAGGCGGAGCGGCATCCCGAACACTTCACAGAACGCGACCCAATCCTTGAGGGTGTAGTTCTTAAAGAGGTACATCCAGGCGACCACGCGCAAGACGCCAGCCCGGGAGGGGTGGCCGCTGCGGGCCTTGTATTTGTGTACGATGAACTTGTTCTTCGGGAGCTCAATGCCCTCCGGGGCCTCCTGGGTTCTCACCTTGAAGGAGTCGTCGACGCTGTCCCAAAAGAAACGCTTTTGATGACGGGAGCGGATGTCGCCGACGACAACGTGCCCCTCGTCGTAGCTCCACATGATTTCCGAGACCGCGAAGCCCTTCCCGATCGCGTCCAGGAGGTCGAGCATGATGTCCTCAAAGCCCTCGATGCCGCCGAGCTGCGCTTCCACAAACTCGGCGATCTCCTTGTCCCTGGGGTCGTCGCTGTCAAAGGGGATGATCTCATAGTCGAGGCCCGTGACCGCGTTCTTCCTCGTTTGGAGCTGGGAAAAGAGGTGCGGGTCTTTCTCCTCCATCTCCTCAAAGAGCTCGGCTTGCCGGAGCACGTCCCCGGCGTCCGCCTCCTTGAAGATCTCCGCCAGCCGGACGGGGGTGAGCCCGTCCGAGGGGTACTCGCTGTACTTGTCTGTTACCTGGGCGGCTGCGACCTCCCGCGTCTCGGGGCGGCGCTGGAACAAACCTCTAAGGCTCCACCGCTTTCCCTTGCTGCTCACTCGACCACCTCCTCAATGCGCCGCCGTGCTTTTTCATAATATTCGTCGTCGAGCTCTACTCCAATGAACCGCCGCCCCGACTTCTTTGCAGCGACGAGAGTAGAGCCGCTTCCGGCAAACGGGTCAAGGATGAGGTCGTCCGGCTTTGTAACTGCCGTAATAAGGTTTGCAATCAAGCCCACTGGCTTCTCTGTCGGGTGGATCATCTGGGCGCTGCCGAGCTTGCTAAAGGTGACGAGATCTTTCGGCCTGCCCCCGGGGAAGCTGTACTTCCCCTTAATTGCGAAGACGATGTTCTCATGCGCCGGGGCAAAGGCTGCTTTCGTGTCCCCCATGCCGTGATAGACCTTGTCCCAAATAACCTCACTTTTGACCCGGAAGCCAGCCAACTCAATCGCGTCGATGAAGGTCTGCTCTACATCCCAGCGTGTGAAGCATAGGAGCGTTCCTCCCGACTTGAGTACGCGGAAAGCGTCATAAAGGAACCAGATGAATGGGGCTTTGTCGTTTTTTATCCTTGCCCCGGTCTGTGAGACGTAGTTGATGCCATAGGGCGGATCGGTGATAATTGCGTTCACACTCTCGTCCGGCATCTGCCGGAGCACGGTGAGGCTGTCCCCGTGGATGAGCGTGTTCTCCTGAATGACTGTGTTGATAATGCCTCACCTCCTTAGTAGGCCCCGCGCCGGAACTTGATAGCGCGGCCTAAAACTGATTTATAGTCCGTGTGCTGCCCCACCTTGACCGAGAGGGCCAGGGAGACGGCCATTTGCAGCGCGTCCGGCCCGTCGTCGTTCTTCCCCATAGGGTACTTGAGCATCTGGTCGAGGAGGGCCTTGTGCCGCTTGGAGAACTTGAGGTAGCCGTTCTTCACGAAGGGCTGCAAGGACTGGATGCGGGCGTCCTTGTTCTGGACGCTGTTGATCTCCTCAATGGGGAGGTACTCGCCGATCTCGGCGGACTTCTGCCGCATGATCTCGGCGAAGTAGTATTGAAACTGAACCGTCTCGACGCCGAACTTGTAGAGGGGCTTCTTGTACTCCCGCTTCAAACGGCGGGACGCCTCGATCGCGTCCTCAATGATTTTGTCCGGCTTGCGCTTGGCGATGTCGGCGATCACGACGTACATGTAGCCCGTCGAGGTGTCCTTCGCCACGGCGATGATCGCCGAGGTGTCGCTCTTGCGGTTCTTGCCGAGGGAGGGGTCGTTCGCCGCGACGAACAGGAACCGCGCCTCGGAGAAGTCCGGGGGAAGCTGCCCGTCGTCGTAGTAGTCGATCCACTCCTCGGCAAACGCGCAGTTCTCCGGGTCGATGGGCTCGTTCTGGATCTCGCTGCTGAAGGACGCCTCGCCCTCCGATACCCTCATAACCATGAGGGCGTAGTAGGGGAGCTTCTCCTCCCACAAGACGGCGGTTCCTTCCAGCATCGCGGCCTCGTTCGCCTTGAAGAAGTCCTCGGCGTCCTCCTTGTGCCTGGGGTTCTCAAGGTCGGTGAAGATGCGCTCCCAGGCGTCCCACAAGGCCGTGTTTGCCGCGAAGGAGATGACGCCCTTGTAGCGGACGGCCTCATACTCGGGGTTCTTGGCGACGTTGGCGAGGAGGGCGTCGTAGTGGAGCAGCGTCCCGATGTAGACGATGTCCGTGTAGGTGTCGCCCGCCTTGCTCACGGCCTTATAGAACCAGTCACGGAGCTTCTTTCTTTGCTCGGCTGTGTTGACGTTCTCGTCGTTCTCGAGGTCATCGCACAAGATGAGGTCGGGCCTCCATTGTTTGTGCCGCCGTCCGCGGATCTTCTTGCCCGCGCCCAGCGCCTCGATCTTGACCCCGTTCGAGAGGAGGATGACCGACGCCTTCCAGACGCGGCCCACAAGCTCCCCGAAGTCCTCCCGGAGCGCCGCGTTCTCCTCGAGCTCCGTTTTGATGTCGGAGAGGAAGCCCTCGGCCTGTTCCGAGCTGTCTGAGAGGATGATCTCGTAGTGCTTGTAGGCGTACACCGCCGAGTGGATGGAGTCCTTGAAGGTGAAGTTCGTGCTCTTGGCGTGTCCACGTGGGGCCTCGACCGCCCTCCGGCATCCGTCCGCCCGGCTGATTTCCTTCGCGTCGGTGGCGGGGTTCAGCCCCTTCATGACGCCCTCGCGGAAGATACGGTCGAGCTCCTCGTGAAACGGGGGCGACGGCCTCACAAAGTAGTGGGGGAGGTAGGCCCGCCCGAAGTAGCCCAGGTCAACCGCCCCGAGCTTCCGGCGTAGCCCCTGGGGGCCCGTGAGCTCCGCCCCGGCCCGGTACTCCTCGAGGAGCTGCGCCCGGAGCTCGGGGAAGTTCGTCCCCTTCTGGACATACTGCTCAAATAGTTCCCGCTGGTACTCCCGGCTTGCGACCGCCTCCCGGTCTTCCGGCTCCTCGAGCCGTTCCAGGTAGTCCTTGAGGTTAATCTTCGCCATCATCGAGCACCTTCTCCCTCGCCCTTGAGAGGACGTCGTGCAGCTCCCCGGCGAGCTCCGGGTGCTGCTTGATCGCCGCCATGAGCTCCGTCTCAAGCTGGTCGAAGGCAAGCTCGGCCTTCTTCTTCATGTCCTGCCGGACGCGCTTCTCATAGGTGGCGTTCCGGGCGAGGCTTGCGATGAGCCGCCCCGCCTTGTCAAGCGGCATCTCCTGGAAGTCGCCCTCCGCCGTGCTCACGCGCTGCATGAGGCCGTCCATGAGAACCATCGACGCCGCTTTCGTGTAGTCGAGGTCGGGGTGCGCCTCTACCGCCTGGGCGATCGCCTGGGTGCGCTGTAGGGTCTCGGCGACCCGCTGCGCCGCCTGGGTGCTGCGGATCGCGTAGCGCCCGATCGCGCTCTTGCTGATTTCGTAGCCCTCCGTCTTGAGCCACGCGGAGAGCTCCTCGTAGGTGTTGGCGGTGTCCGCGAGCCGGACGTCGAGCTCCGTCTTGATGTCGTCCGGGAGCTTGTCGATCGTCGAGCTGATCCGCGTCCTCCGGCGTTCTTTCTTAGACATCGACGCCCGGGTCGTCCCTCGTGCCTTCCACAAGGTCGACGCCCGCCTTCGTGAGCTGGATGACGGCGTCGCGGCGGTAGGCGTTGTAGGCCGTGGCCCGCTTGTCCGTGAACTCGATGTAGCCGCCGTCCTCCAAATAGGAGAGCTGCTTCGAGATGTCCGGGACGGTGATGAGGTTGTCGGCGAGGAGGGCGTTCGTGATCTGCCGCACAAGCAGCGAGTTCTGATTGCCTTTTGCCAGGGCCCGGACGATGTAGCCCCGGATCGCCTTGTTCTGCCGGATCTCCTGCTCCGTCATGTCGTCAAAGTATGCCATACGCTTTTATCCCTCCTTTGCTGCGCCCCTGTATAGGAGCTTGTCGAGCTTCTGGTCGATGTTGTTCGAGACCCGGATGAAGTCCTCCCGGGTCGTGTAGATGAGGGGGAGGTCGGCCTTGAGGTCGCCGAGCTCCGTCCGCACGGCGGCGATCTCCTCGGCGTTCTTCTTGTCTGCTGCCTTGAGCTCCGAAACCGCCGCCTTCATCTCGCCGATCGCGTTCTTCACTCCCCACGCGGCGACCCCGATGATCGCCGTGATGACCGTCTGGAAGACGAACATCGCGATTGTCGCTCCGTCCATGTCGGCCCCTCCTTACTGCGCGGCGGCTCCGGCCTTGTCTTCCGGCGCGGTGTCCTTAATCAGTTCCCCGGAGAGTGTGAGATAGGGGTCTTCCTGCTTGACCTTGAGGACGGCGTCCTCGATGACGGCGGTGAGGTACTTGTCGAAGCTGCCCAGGTTGTCGGTGATGACCTTCTGCGCCTGGGGGCTGATCGCCGCCTTCACCTCGTCGAAGACCTGTTTCCCCAGGGCGAGCAGCTCCTCCCGGCTTGCCTTGCCGCTCTTGACCGCGTCCCGGAGCGCCTTCGCCGTGGTCTGCTCCATCGCCCCCACCGAGACCGTCGCAAGGTTGACGACATCGTCAAGGGCGTCCTCGAGCACCTTCCGGCCCGCCTCGTCCTTGATCTGCGCTGTCTGCTCCTTGAGCTTGGCCGCGCCCAGGCGGATGTAGTACACCGCGTAGGCCCCGGCCAGGGCGATGACCGCGAGAACGACGTTGACAAGAGCGTCGCTCGCTGCGCTTTGGATGAGTTCCATGTTCATGTGTGTCTGCCTCCTTTGGACAAAAAATAAGAGTACAAGCTATAGCTTGTACTCTTATCTTAAATCCCGTTCCCGGAAACTTATATACGAAGCAGTTCTAAGAGTTGCCGCTCATGAGAGGGGCTCGTCGTCCTCCTGCCCCGGGTCGTTGAAATAGTCGAAGATGTCGATCTGCCCCTCCGTCTGCCCTGGGCCGCAAATCCGGCGAACCCATCGCTCTGTAACGCCGTACTTCCGGGCGAGCTCCGGGTGATTGTAGCCGTTGAACTCCTCTTTGATGCGGGCGTCGCGGACGGGCCGGGTGACGCTCTCGGGCTTCGGGATGTAAACCGTCGTACCCCCGACGACCTCGGCGAGCTTATAGAAGTTATCCGTCCCGATCGCCTCGGCGATCATGCGGTAGAGCCCTTCGGGGAGCATTTCCAGCGTCAAACCCTCGGCGAGTTTATCCATGTCCTGCGCCCTCCCTTCCTGTTACATCCTGCCGATGATCGCCAGGATTTCCCCGACCTTGATCGGTTGGTCGAACTTCGCCTTCCACACGTCCGGGGAGTTGATGATGCCGCGCTCTACCAGGGCCTCAAAACCCGCCTTTTGCCAGTCGGGTGTCCCCTCCGGGTAGCCGTCCCCCGGGTCTTGGAAGGCGAGGATCTGGCCGAGCAGCTTCACGATGTTCGCCCCGTAGCCCGCGCCGGGAACCGCCCAGCCGCGCCCCTGCGGGTTGTCCGCCGCGCCCAGCCATTCCACATAGGGGGCCACGCCACGGGCGACCAGGGAGAAGCGGGGGTCGACGCAAGCGTTCACGAGGGCCTCGGTGGATGCGTATGCCTTGAGGTGCTGGATCTGCGCCCGGACGCCCGTGCGCGGGTCGGGGAAGCTCGCCGCCTGTCCCGTGGCGTTGCCGTTGAGGGCCCCGATCCCGGCATAGTTATTTTGAGACGGGAGGACGATCCCGCCGAACTTAAAATAGCCCGTTTCGTGGAGGCTCTGCGCGAAGGCCACGTCGCCCCGGACGCCCTCGGCCTCGCCCTCCTCGATGAACATGCGAGCCAGCTCCTCCACGGTGCAGCTCGGGAGCTGCGGCGAGGCGTTCTTGCTCAAGCAGAACGCCGCCATCTGCGACGCGGTGGCCTGGGCCTTGCCCATGATCGCCGTCTTCTCGGTGGTGGTGGAACTCTCCATCCCGAAGAACTCCGCCAGGATGTCGGCTTCGGCGACGGCCAGCTTGTCCAGGTTGGCGTCCTCCGAGAGCCACTTCGTCGCCTTCGTGTTCGTGTGGAAGCTGTGCTCGATGAGCATGTAGTAGGGCGTCCCCACCGCACGGGCCCCACGGAGGACGCCGTAGTATTCGCCCCCGGAGCTGTTCTTCCGGGTGGCCGTGCGTCCGGCCTGGGCCGTCCCCATGAGCTCCCCGACCTTCTTCGCGATCTTGAGGGCCAGGGCGTCGACGTTGTTCTTGTTGTCGTAGGCCCGGTAGACGACGGGATAGTCGACGCTCTCCGTCCCGCAAGCGTTGGAGTGCAGGGAGAGGAAGACGTCGCACCCCTTCGAGGCCGTCCCGCGTTCATAGACGCCGAGGTTTGTGTCGATGTTCACACGGGTCGTCATGACCTCAAAGCCCCGGGCCTCGAGCTGGGCCTTGAGCTTGAGGTGCAGCTTCCACACCATCGCGCTCTCGTAGTAGGTCTTCACGACCGGGCTCTGATTGTATCGGCTGCCGACGTGCCCGGCATCCAGACAGATCCTCACGTTACTCATCGTCGTCGCCCTCCTCCTCGTCGGCGTGGAAGATGGGCTCCCCGTCGACCTCGTTGATCTCCGGCTCCTGGGCCGGTCTGGTGTTGATGTTCTCGTTCATGTTGTGATAACCTCCTATAGTTTGATGATGGGGAGAACGACTTCGTCGACGAGCTCCCCGGTGGTGTACGTCTCGCGGCCCTCCACCTCAAGTTTGTCGAGAAAACCGTCGTACTCGACCGCCAGCTTGAGCAGCTTGAGGACGCCGACCTCCTCGGGCGTGACCCTGTGCATCTCCGGCCCCACCATGAAGCCGACCGCCTTGATGAGCGCCAGCTCCGCCCGGATGGGCTTCGCCTTAAAGAGCGCCTCGAACTCCGCCCAGGTCTCCCGGGCGAACTTCTTCCGGTCGAGCCGGGGCTTGTCGGGCGGGAGGACTCCTCTCGCTTGGAGCTCCTTCTTCATCGCCGCTCTCTCGGCCTTCTCGCGCCGTGTGAGGCGCTTCTTCTTCGTTGGCATAACTTCCCCCCCTCAACCCGTCGAGGGGCCCTTGCCGGGGCTCCCGGTGGCCCCTGGGCGTTTCAACGGGCACCACCTCGGCGACGTTTTGATCGCGGGGGTGCTTCCCCCTGGTGCGGTAAAGGCGATGAAGCAAGGGGCCGAGCGGTTCCCGGAGGCGGCGAAACTCGCCTCCGCTTCCGGGTGTTTGCACCAACATTCACCGCGAGGGCCTCCCCAGGACGTGCCGCTGGTGAGGCGGGCCCGCCCCATGAGTCCCATGTGCTCGCAATCGGAGCAGCGGAACGGGCCCTTCATGGTGCAGCCTCCCCTTGCTCCGGCCAGCCGTCCGGCCCGAGGGGAGCGTAGCCCAGCCGCCCCCGGTACACGTTCGCCGCCCGGATGACCTGGGCGAAGGCGGCGTCGCTTGCCAGCTTCTCCCCGAACCGATCCAGGAGCGATCCAGACAGGTTGAGACCCGTCGCCCGGGTGATGTGCCCCACGGCCTCGGCGTCGATCTCCGTGAGGCGGTGGGCGACTTCCTCCGGGAGCTTCTCATAGTAGGCCCGGAAAAAGGCGAGCCCCATCCCGCCACACGCTCCGCGCCGGATCTCGTCCTGTGCCAGCTTGACCCCTTGCAGCGCGTCCAGGATCTCCGCGTCGGTCTCCGCCTTCTTGACAGGCTCGTCAAAGTTGTTCATGCTGTCCCTCCTTCTCTCCGCCGCGCTGCATGTCCTCTAATATGTGGGTACGGGGCGCATAGCTGCGCCCCTCGCTCCGGCGCTCCTGCTTGCGGACATCGCCCAAAAGCCGCTCAAGTCCCTTGATGACGGTGCGGTTCTGCTCTACCCAATCCACCACGGGCCGGGTCTGCTCCGCGATGTCCTTCGCCGTCCGGCGCTGCCGCCGCACTTCCCGGATCTTGAGCCCCAGCCGCGCCCGGCCCGGGGCCTTGTCGTTTCCCAGCTCAAGCGCGTGGAGGAGGTCTTGCGTCGCGGCCTCCGCCTCGGCGCGGTCGGCCTCCGCCATCCTGTGCCGTTCCGTGGTCTCCCGGAGGAAGGTGAGGAAGCTCTCAAGCCCTTTACTTGTCCCGACGTCCATCCGCGCCCTCCTTCCGCTGCTCCCGGGCGAGGATTGCCTTGAGCCCCTCGATGACCTTCTCACACTGGCCCGCGTCCAGCCATTCGAGGCGGTCGATGCCCGTCATCCGCTTCACGAACCCCTCGATCCGGCGCTTGTCGCTGTTCCAGCCGAGGGCCTCGGTCAGCGCGTAGATCTTCCGGCGCTGCCGTTCGGTCGTGGGGTTGCCGCCCTCATCCGTGCGCTTGCTCCGGCTCCCCCGGGCCGCGCTGTCCTTCATGTTTTGCAGGACACGGGCGACGGCGGTGATCTCGCCCTGGGTGAGCTGCTTCATGCTCCCCTTGCCCGTCTCCCGGTACACGACCCCGTGGAGGTCTTCGTCCGTGAGCCCCAGCTCCGGCGACTTGGCGATCGCCCATAGGGTGCGGATGGAGGGGAGCTTCCGCCCGCTGCGCGTTGTTGCTGCTGCCATGATTTACACCTCGTTTCTCGGCCCTCTTATTGCCCGGCCTTGACCTGTTCCAGCTTCGAGAAGTTCAGCTCATAGCCGAAGACGTCTTGCTGCTTCCAGGTAGCGCCGACCGCGTTGACGGTGTCCTCGCCGTACTTCTTGAGGGCCTCCTTCGAGACGTCCTCCTTGACGACGATGCAGTCCATCATCTGCCGGGTCTTGAGGCGGCGGATGATCTCCTCGATCTTCTCCTTCGCCCGGGGGAGGGACACGGAGGTCGAGAGCCGGAACCCTACCTCGCCGAAGGTGAGGGCCCGGGTCTTCGTCTTCCCCATGTCCGCCCGGTGCTCGGTGACAAAGTCCTTGAGCTCGCGCTCGAGCTTGGCGACCCTGTCCTTGTACGGCTTGCTCTGCTCCTCTGCGGCCTTCTTCGCCCCGAGGATCTGCTTGTTCATCTCGCCCTCAATGTCCGCGAGGGCGAGTTGCGCTTCCGCAATCTGACGGAGGGCGTCGTTTGCGTCCTCCCAGGTCTTGACGCCCGAGGGCTCGACCACTCTCTTTCTTGCCATGTGTTGACAACTTCCTTTCTTGTAGTTTTGTTATGTGCCCGGGGAGCTGCCTCCCCGACGCTTTCCTTCTGCCCGCCCGCCTCCTGCTCCTCGCCGTCGTATAGGATGTAGGTCTTCGAGAGGAGCATATACAGGCCCAGGGGCCCGGTGAGGAAGGCGGCGGTCGCGTCGCTGTCCTCCGGCGTCCTCCCGCCTCGGGCCATAACCAGGATGAGGGCGGTGATCGCCAGCATAGCGAGCCCCATGAGCCGCTGCTTTCTCATTTTCATTGTCCCGGCCTCCTCCGCGTCAAAGCATCATGAGGCTCGAGGCTTGCTCAATGATCTTGACCGTGACGACCCTCTCGCCCCTCTCCTCAAGGATGCGGGACACATTAGAGAGGGTGCGGTCGAGGAGGCGGAAGCATCCCGTCTGCATGTTGCAGGCCCGGGCCTTGAGCTCGACCATCGCGTCCGGCGCGACCTCGAAGCCCGCGAGGTAGCCCTCCACCTCCGAGGGGTCAAGCCCCTTGAGGCTGACGTAGAAGTCGACCCGGTTCGCCATGCGGACGAGGTAGGTCTTGATCTGCGCCTCGAGCTTCGGCTCCCCGGCGATGACGAGCCCCACGTCCGACTGGTCGAAGATCGCCCGGAGGATCTCCATCTTCTTTTGGGTGTACTTTGAGACGAGCTTGTCCGCCTCGTCGATGATGAGGAGGTAGCCCTTGTTCGTGTTGAAATAGTCCCGGATGCCGTTGACCCTGCGCCAGATCGTCCCGTAGCCGCTGGGGATGCCGAGGGCCCGTTCGATCGCCTCCACAAGATCCCGGCTGCTCATGGTGTCGTCACACTCGATATAGGCGACCCGGGGGAGCTTGGCGTACTGCCGGAGGGAGTAGGTCTTGCCGTAGCCGCTGCGGGCGACCACGATGCCGAGCCCGATGTACTCTTGACAGCTCTGACACACGCCCAGCACCTTGAGGGCGTCCCGGCTCTCAAAGAAGGCGGGCTTCGTCCCGGTCTTCCGGCCCGGCTCCGGGAGGGCCACGTCCTCCCCGGTGCGCCCGGCCAGCCAGTCCGCGAGCAGCTTCTCAATGGCTGCGATGTCCCCCTCGTACTTGCCCGAGAGGTAGCGGGAGATCGTCGGGCGGGAATAGCCCGGGATCTCGCTTGCCAGGGTCGCGATGCTGGTCTTCGTCGCCGCGAGGTAGTCGTTGATCTGCTCCGCGAGACTCTTGCTGTTGGTATAGGTTGCGGCCTGGGCCGCTGCTGCTGTGACTTCCATGTTGTACCTCCTATTCGTTCATAGCCCTCAAGCGGGCGAGGGCGTCGTCTGCCTTGTTGGTGAGGAACTCGTCCCCGGATGTCTTCTTCCTGGCCTTCCGGCTTGCCGCCGCTTCCGCCCGGTATTCCTTGTCGTTCGGGAGGGCGATGACCTTCGGGCTCCGCTCCGCCTTGATGGTGAGGTCGATCATGCCGACCGCGCTCGAGGGGCGTCCGCCCTCCTGGACGCGGAGCTCGTAGGGCCTCCGCATGTCTTCCAGGATCTCGCGCATTTCCTTCTCCTGCCGCTTCTGGTCGCGGAGGTGGCGCTCAAGCGCCGCTTGCGAACAGTGGGGCCCGAAGGCCAGGAGCTCGGCGGAGACGGCCTCGCATATCTTCCGGCCCTCCTCGTCGAAGACGTAGAGCTTCGTGACGTCGTCGATGTCCCACTTGATGCCGACGTGTTTGCCGACGTAGTGACAAAGCTCGTAGTCCGTGTAGAGCGTCCCGAACTTGGTGATCCCCTGGTTCCGCACGAGGGCGGTGTCCGCCTTCATGAGCAGCATCGCCGCATACTCCCGGGGCGGCGCTGCCTTCTCATAGCGTTCCCCGTTCTCAAAGAGCGAGATCGGCGTGACCCACTTCTCGCCCGCGTCCTTGAGGCCCCGGTGCTCCCGGGTGTGGTACTTCGTTTCCTTCCACTCCGTCCACGCCTCGAAGAACTCCTCCATCGTGAGCAGCTCCCCGCGCTCGAGCATCCCGTCGACGTCCTTCTGCCGCTTGGCGTAGGTCTTGGAGCCTGTGAGGGTGCCCGTGTAGCTCTCAAACCATTTTGAGAACTTGGAGCACACGGTCGAGAAGAACCGCTCGATCGGCTTGTCCCACGGCTGATAGGGGAGCGACCGCCCCACCTCCTCGATGCCGATACTCTGGTAGAAACCCACCGTCTCCGCGTCGAACTCGAACTCGATGTTCCGCTTCTTCCGGCTCTGGCCCGTCATGGTCTTCGCCGTGTAGTCCTTGCCGTTGTCCACGTGCAGGATGTGGGGGACGCCGCCCGGGTGGGAGTAGAGCATCTTCACAAGGCTCTCCTTGAGGGTCTGGTTGTTGGCGTCTACACAAGCCACGTCGCCCACGATCGCCCGGCTCCGCATGTCCATCCATGCGACGAGCTTCGGGCGGACGGCCTTGACTTTCCCGTTCGGGGCGACCCACTGAACCCAAAAGTCGAAGGTGTGCTCGTCGCCCACCACGTACTCCATGACCTTGAGGCTCGTCGCGTCCCGCTTGCCCTTGAGCATCTTCTTGTTCTTCCACTCCCGGGAGCCGTTGGCCGCGAGGTAGCGGGCCGACTCTGCGCCCCGGCTGTCCATGAGGTGCTTGATGTACCGGGCGACCGTCTTGATGCTGGGGTAGCTCTCCCAGCCCCGGCCCTCGGCGACTTCCTCAAACTTCTCATAGAGCATCTCAATCGTCCCCAGGTTGGCGGCGAAGCGGTGGTCGAACCAGATGTTTTCAATGAGCGCCTTTTGCTCGTCCGTGAGGCTTGGGAAGGTTGCCTTCTCCTTCGGCTTCCGGCACAAGGCCAGCGCCCGGAAGTAGTCCCGGTTCTGCCCGTCCTCCTTCTCCAGCTTGAGCGCCCAGGCGTTCGCCTTGAGGACGTTGCTCATGTAGCGGTAGAGGGTTTGCGGGCTCACGCCCAGCCCCAGCGCGTAGCGTTCCGCGTAGGCCGTGCGGTTTTCCGGGCCGTCGTACTCTATGAAGTCTTGAACCCGTGCCGCCAGCTCGACGGCTTCGTAGAACTCCTTCTTATGCTGCTCCGTGTAGTGGTTGAGGTCGACGCCCACATACCAGGGCGCGGACTCTGTTCGCTTCTCTATGACGACATCCCTCCCGTCCACTTTCTGCGCCGCCCGCCACGCCTTCCGGCCTTTTGGGGAGAGCGAGGAGACCGCAATCAAAACTTGCTCCTTGCCTCCGCCCTCCTGGGGCTGCGTCTTGGTCTTGTACTGCCCCGGGTTCCTCTGAACCCGCTTTTTGAGGGCCTCGTAGGTGACGCCCTCAAAGGTCGCCGCCTCCTTTAACCCGATAAATACGTCCGGCACTCCTGTCCCTCCCTTCCTGCTGTCATGCTGCCGTTGCCTTCTCGACCTTCCGGGGGTCGAGCTTGAGGGCCGCGATGAGCGCCGGGAGGTACTTCTCGCCCGAGCGGACGCCGTAGAGAATGTAGCTTAGATACTGCGGCGACGTCCCGATCTCGGCGGCGAGCTGCGACTTTGTCTTCTCCTGGTCGGCAAGCGCCTTGACGACGAGCTTCCCCAGGGGGCAAAGTTTGCCGTTGCTTTTCATCGCTGTCCTCCTTCCTGTGTAGTCGTTCTTAGAATTACTTCCGCCCCAGGCGGTGCAGCGAGAGGGCTGTGATGAAACCCACGCCCAAAAGCGCCGCCGTCCGGGTGATGCCGTCCGGCGCTCCCGCCGCCACACACGCGGCGGCGACGCCCAGCATCGCCAGGGCCAGAAGCCCGAACCCGATGACAAAGTCAAGGATCGCGTCCAGCGTGGGGATGACCCGCCGCGCACACTCCCGGGCCGCTTCCTTCTCAAGTAATTTGAGAATATAGCCCAGGGTCTCCGCCTCCTGCGCCGCCGCCGTGAAGGTCAGCTCCGCCCCGTAGCGGGGCCGGAAGGGGTTCCGGGGATCGCCCGAGAGCCGCTTCCGCGCCAGGGCCTCCCGCCGCTGGAAGGCGACGAGGTCGGCGGCTCGTTTGAGTTCTGCTTTCATGCTGCTGTTTCCTCCTTGTGTGCCCCTCCCCGGCGCTGGTATAATCGAAGTAGGGCTTCCGGCCCGGGAAGGAGGTGATCTAAATGTGTGACGATGTTCTCAACGCTGTGGAGCGAGTTCATGACGAGGTAGATGCCTGTCGTGACGCCGACTGGTCTATTCTCGGGGAGCGCCTTCGCAAAACCATCCTCGACTCCGATGAACACGCCGGAGCCAACCTTAGCGACGCTCAAAAGGAAGCAATTATAGCGGTATGCCGTGAAACATACTATGCAGCTTCGATCATCGCTCGGGCGTATGCGTTTAAGGCTGCGGAAGTTCTTCGCCATCATGAGCCCGAATAAGAGCTATAGCCGTGTACTCCATGTTTCCGTCCTTAAGTCTTTCTGCTGCTTTTCTGATTGCTTCTGTGGGCGGGTAGTATGGAGCGGAGTCTCTGCCCGGGGCTGTCTGCTTGTCGGACGGCCCCTTTTCTTTTGGCGGTTCGCCTGTAGTCAGCCACGCAAGCCAGCACTCCCGGCATGAGAAGGCGTCGCAGTTCTCAGGGACAACGGGCGGACATTGTGCCGAGACGATGTCGGCGATCTCGTCCGCCGCCGTCTTCGGGGATCTAAAGAGGTCTAACCCGTTCATGCTCTCGCCTCCTTCCGATACTGCTTGACGGCGAAGTTCCCGTCGAACATCTCCGCCAGCTCTCCGACCCGTTCTCGGAGCGCCTTCCGCAAGGCGAGCGCCGGAGCGCCTTCCGCGTCCAGGTTGTCCAGGGCGGCATCCAGCTCCCGGGCCCCGTTGAAGATGTTGAGGTAAACCCGGCAATCGTTGGGCGGGCAGTCCGCCGCCAGCGCCAGCCCCAGGGCGTAGATCTGCGCCGTCTCCCGGTGACGCTTGAGCTCCGGGTGGAGGTGCTCGAAGGTCGTCCGCTCCTCCCGCCCCGGCCACGCCCCGAAGGTGTCCGGGAGGACGAAGCAGTCCTCCCGACCCAGAAGGCCCAGGTCGCGGAGCGCGGCCTTGTAGCCGTATAGCTCATGCGCTGCCGTCCGTGCGTCCACGTCCTTGTAGTGGGGGCTCGCGACCTGCCCCCGGAGGGTGTTCTCCCATCCGGCGATCATCTGCTGCGCGTCCACTTCCTCCTCCTCGGTGGTCTCGTCGGTCTCCTTGACAATCGTGACCTTGACCTCGGGCTCCTCGGTGTCGAGCTCCGACTCGAGGCCCCGGGCCAGCTCCACGGCCTCCTCCATGCTGCCCGCGTTGTCGTACTCCATCGCGCCCCGGTCAATGTCCAGGATGCCGGTGTAGAGCTCGGCGTCGATGACGCCGTACTCGCCGAGGGCCGTGCCCTCATACTCCCGGAGCTCCCGGGCGTTGAACTTGACGACGAGGTAGCCGTTGATCTTCTTCATCTTTCTCATACTGCTGCTCCTTCCTGTTGTTCCGTGCCCTGCCATCATCAGACCGAGGGCGGGCTCCCCCTCGATGACGCCCCGAGGGGCGTTTCGGCTTATTGCTTCGGCGCGTTCTCATCCAGGCCAGCGAGCAGACGCTCGCAACGCTCGCGCCGCTCCTTCGCCTTGCGGTAGGACTCCACCGCCTCCTTGAAGGCGATGTCCCGGGGCTTGTCTGCCGTTTCCGCCATAATCTCGGCGCTTTCCTCCATCCGCTTCCGGGCGGCGGCGCTGTCCTCGGCGGCGAGGGCGTGAAGGTCAAACCGAAGCCACTCGGGGAGGCTCTGCTTCGCGAGCTTCTCCTCGAGGGCCTTCCGTTCCTCTTTCAGCTTCGCGATCAGCCCGCCCAGCTCCTTGAGCCGTTCCTCGGCATCCGCGAGCCGCGTCTCTGCCGACTCGAGCTTCTGCTTCATGCTGCATCCGAAGTCGTTCTCGATGTTGTCCTCGGCATCCTTGAAGCACCCCTCGAAGGCTATCCCCACATAGGAGCCCGGGCCCAGGCCCTCGATGATCTTGACGATTTTCGCCAGGGCCTCCCGTTCCTGCTCTTTGGTGGCCTGGACGTACTCCGCGACGAGCTCGACCTTGACGTCGCTGTACTCCTCATTCCTGTAGCACTCCTTAAAGACTTTCCGGGCCGCGCCCTCCGTCGCCTCGATGAAGTAGTCGGATAGCTTCGTGCCGTTGCTCCTGGTGGCCGTGATTTTGTAGCGGTTCATGCTGCTGCTCCTTCCTTTCGCTGTGTGGGTCATTGTCCCAGCGAGGGGACGACCCGGATCGTGTTCGTGCGCTTGTGGAGGATGATGAGTTCCCCGTCCGGCTTCTGCCGCACGACGAGCCAGTTCTCCGGCGCGAGGCCCGCTTGCCCGAGCCTGATCTTCTGCTTCCTGGTCGGCTTTCTGCCGTTTCTCATGTTCGGCCTCCTTTACGCTTTCCTTTTTGTGGTCGGTGTGGTATGCTTGTTTTGCTTAATTTTTTAATCTAATCCCATTATAGTAGCCTATTCACTATTTGTCAATAGGGAAATAGCCTATCCACTAAGAAAAAGGAGTTTATTCACTATGACTATCTTTGAACGAGTTCACGAACTCATAAAAGAGCAAGGTCTGAACGTCAAGCAGCTCGAGCGGGAATGTGGCCTTGCAAACGCCACTATTCGCCGCTGGGAAACACAAACCCCTAATATTGAAAGCGTTCGCAAAGTAGCTCATAGGCTAAATGTAACAATCGACTATCTTGTGAACGGGAGTAGCCCAAACACTCCCACCGTGCCGAGCTGCGACGGCATCCCGCTGTCTTCGATGGAGGCCGACCTCGTCGCCATGTTCCGGCTTTTGCCCGAGGAGGCAAAAAAGGAGATCTTTGACTTGACGCACTTCAAATACACGCGCCTCGGCGACGGGGAAAAAGAGTCTATCTTCTGGACATATTTCGACGAGAGCGACGACGAAAAAAGCGGCCCTGCCGAGAGCCGTGAAGCCCGCGACGGAACCGCCTAATTTTTTGCCCCGCTATGATTAAAAAATAAATCAAAATACTGTCCCTTTGCTTCCAGGGCCGGAGAGGGGACTCGACCCCTGGAAAACCCGCGTATTCCGGGCAAAGGGACACGTCCCCGCGCTTTTGCCGGAAATGTCCCTTTGTATTCTGGCTTTTTGCCCCTAGTTCCGCTCCGTCGCCGCCCAGGGAGTAACGCCCCGTTTAACGGCTCGTAACGCGCCCGCCCC